TTTTGGCATCCGCCAACTACGAAGACAAAACGTTCTTTTTGGGTTATACAAAATACACAATCAGACGGGGGGAATGTGCATACAGTTTGCGTACATGGGCAACGATTTTTGGGTGTTCGGTTAAAGCAGTCAATAATTTTTTTTCAATGTTGGAAAGTGAAGAAATGATCACTAAAAAAACAATTGGAAAAGGGAAACAAAGGACAACCGTTATAAACATTACTAAATACGACGATTATCAGGATGTCAAGAAACATAAACGCACACACGAACGCACTATAACTAACCATATAACCATTAAACCAACAATAAAAAAGGCAGATAATAATCACCTTTTAAATGGTGTTGATCATTCCGGATTTTTAAAAAACATCAAAGATCAGGGAACAACGCAATGGGTTGAAACGGTTTATATGCAATTTCGGTTGAAGAAATTGTCGGTTGGTCGTTTATTGGTTCAATTTGCAGATCATTTAAAATTGGAACAAACGCAACACGTATCGCAACGGGAATTTGAAAAGCATTTCATAAATTGGTTACGTGTAAAACAAACAAAAGGGGAATTAGAAAAATACAAGGTATGACAACAATCAGAAAATTAAGTGTGCCAACGGAAACAGAAGTCAGGCATCGAACAGGGGTTGAAATTTTTAATAACGCAAAAACAGACATCCGAAACCGTCCCGGGTTTCCGCCGGTTTGTATCGGAATTGGGGAAGATGAAAACGAATATAACGGGGTTCATTATCCGTTGCGTTTTGGGACGTATGGAAATATCAGTTTGATCCGGGGACAAGAAAAAACACGGAAGTCATTTTTTAAGTCCCTTTTATTGGCGGGGGCGATCGGAGGCAAAGCAAATAATTATTGTGAACGCATCCGGGGGTATGGGTTGGAAGATCGGTACGTCATTGACATAGATTCGGAACAAGGCGATTACGATCGTTGGTTAAATGCATCCCGAATCCCAAAAATGTGCGGATCTTTGCCGGACAATTACATAAATTACGGATTGCGGGAATATAATGTCGAAGAAAAAAGGTCATTTTTAGAATACCTTTTCATGGAATCCGCAATAAAAGACAAAATTGGTTTGGTTATGATTGACGGGTATGTTGATTTCGTCAAAGATTTCAATAGTCAGGAACAATCCTTTGAATTTACATTGGATTTGATGAAATATTCGACAATTTCAAAAAGCCATATCACGGGGATATTGCATTTGAACCCCGGATCAGACAAAGGCCGGGGGCATTTGGGAACGGTTTTACAACAAAAATGTGAAACCATTGTCACACTAATTGATCACGGATCTTATTCAACGGCAACATGTACACGGGCAAGGGGGAAGAAATTTGACGATATCAACTTTAAAATCAACAATGATTGGTTGCCGGAAGAAACGGAAAGTGTTGATCCGGGACTAGGAATGTAATTTAAAACCCTTAAACAACTAGAGAAATGAAAGGGCATTTTGAAGTATATCATGGACAATTTTATTGGATAACCAATGAAGAAATTAGAGAAAGCACAACGTCAGATAGCACAACTTTAAACAACTAGAGAAATGATAATAGATACATCATTAACCAAAGAAAACATAGAAAAAGCATTAAAATCAACTAGAGAATTAATGGCTAATCCCTATTGCGATCAGTTTATGTTTTTGAGCCTTTTAGAAAAGGAAGAAAAATATGAAGAACAACTTAAACAACTAGAGAATGAGTTTAGAAATACGACAGGACGGCACAATATTAACGGAAGTGTGTGATAAATGTGGCAGAGCATTAAACGGCAAAGGATATATTGAGGTTGTTGGGTGGAAGATATGTGGTGTATGCCAATGGGAAAATGATTCTAAACAACTCGAGAAATAATGGGAATCATATCAAACTTTAGCAAGTGTGATAATTGTTTATCATACGTAACACAATACAACAAAGGACAAAGGGTTTCTTATGGAGTTTCTATTTTTAACCACCAATTTATTTTATGTGAAAATTGCTACAATAAATTTAACAAGTCAATTAAACAACTAGAAAAATGAAATTAACATACATCCCAATAAGTGAATTCAATTGCCAATTGTTTCTTTTAAGATTGAGTTGGAAGAATGCAAAGGAAAGCACCCGGGAAAATATGTTGTACCAAACCAATGTATCAAAAACAACGTTTTTCAAGGTTTTAGAGGGTGAAATCAGCAACACCGATTACCAATATGAACGGATAAACAATTGGATTAAATTATTATATCACATCGAAAATTTCGGGGATATCAATTAAAAGAAGTATATTTGATTAACTTTTTTGATTTGAAGGTTATATCCTAGTTAACGCCATACGATCCCCAACGTGTGGCGTTTTTTTGTACATTTATTTGAAAATGAAGGAATTAAACGACATATTGAAATCAATCGAAAACGTTGTTGATCAATACGAATCAGGGCAATACAACACCAAAGAAAAGTTGATTGAATTGCAACGGGAATTGGCATCGAACATGTATTGGTTGACGGTGATCAATGTAAATTCATTCACGAAATGGAACAATATTGTTTATAATCACACCGGATCAAACGCATCCGGACAAGTAAAAGCAGAAAAAAAAGTTCCCGAATTAAGGATAACGCGTAAAATATTGGAGGCATCAAAAAATATCAGTATCGCAATGTCATCCGAATTGGGAATCTTAAAAAACGACAATTGATATGGCATACGACAAAAAAAAGTTAGAAAAGGAGGCAATCGAAATTGCAAAAAATAAAAAGTGTCTTTTTATTGACGAAGTGGTTGCGTTTTTACCGTGCACCCGATCGACATTTTACAATCATGAATTGGAAAAATTGGACACTATAAAAGAAGTATTGTACAAGAATCGAAACCAAATGATGTATGTGCAAAATCATAAATGGTACAAATCATCAAATCCAACGTTGCAAATAAGTTTGCGAAAGTTGATCGGAACAGATGACGAACGCAAAAAACTTTCAACAAGTTATCAGGATATTACAACCGACGGGGAAAAGATAAACACCCGAATTGATTTATCCGGATTATCGGAACAGGAATTGGATGTTTTATTGAAATTACATGAAAAAAGAAATGCAGATAATTCCGGAATTACCGAAAATTGAAACAATTGAACGGTCGGTTTGTAAAGTCCGTTTTTACCGATTTGTAAAAATGTTTTGGCATGTGGTCATCCCGGAAAAACCGGTTTGGAATTGGCACATTGAATATTTGTGCGATGAATTGCAAAAGGTTGTCACCCGGGTCGCAAACCGTGAGGAAAAAGAATATGATTTGATCATCAATATTCCCCCGGGTACAACCAAATCAACGATTTGCACGGTGATGTTGCCCGTTTGGTGTTGGGTTATAGATCCCCGGATTCGAACCCTTACGGCGTCGTATTCGTCATCCTTGTCAACGGATCACAGTATCAAATCACGGGATATTATCAGAAACGAAAAATTTAAAGCGTTGTTTCCGGAAATTGAAATAAAAAGGGATCAGGACGGAAAAACACAATACAAAAACACAAGCGGGGGCGAACGATATGCAACATCGGTCACGGGAACGGTCACGGGATTTCACGCACATTTATTGATTGTAGATGATCCATTGAATCCAAAGGAGGCATCAAGTGAGGTACAAAGGACAAACGCCAACACATTTATGGATTTGACGTTGTCATCCCGGAAGGTAGAAAAAGAAATGACGCCAACAATATTGGTAATGCAAAGATTACATTATCAGGATTGTACGGGCAATTGGTTGGACAAAACGGGAAAAGCCATAAAACATATTTGTTTACCGGGGGAATTATCAAATGATGTAAAGCCGGAAGAATTATCAAAAAACTACATTAACGGGTTGTTAGATCCCATTCGATTGAGTAAAAAGGTTTTGAATCAAATGAAAATGGATTTGGGATCGTATGGGTATGCCGGACAAATCATGCAAACCCCAACACCACAGGGCGGGGGGATATGGAAAAAATGGTTTATTGGTGTCCCGGACAATATATTTCCCAAATTATCAGGCGGACAAATCACGCAAGTTGGCACGGATTGGGATTTAGCATACACGGAAAAAGAAACGAATTCGGCAAGTGCATACGTTACGGCGGGAAAAGTAGGGGAAAAAATGTACGTTTATGATGTTGGTTGGCGTTGGGTTGAATTCCCAAAATTAATCCCTTACATGAAATCACAACAATCACCCCATTACATAGAGGCAAAAGCATCGGGAAAAAGTGCAAAACAAGTATTGACAAATCAGGGCATCCCGGCAATAGAAGTCACGGTACAAGGAGGGGACAAGATCGCACGGTCACAAATGGCATCCCCGTATGCCGAGGCCGGATTGATTTATGTTCGCCAATCGGTGTTGGATCGGTTGTACAACGACAGTAAACAAGGGTTGTTGATGTTCCCAAACGCACACGATGATTTAAACGACGCATTTGTTCAATCGGTCAACCGATTGTTGGCGGGGCATCAGGTGTTTACATTTTAACGCATCACGATATTATTTTTAACTATTTTTGGTAAAACTTACCGAAAATGGCAATCATAAATTTACGTAAAATAGGCACACGATTAACCAACTATTTATCAGGAAACAAGGGGATTCAAAACGCATTTAATCAAGCATTTTACCGTTATGTTGGCACGGGATTCACGGCATACGACACATCCGGGACATCATACGTTGAACATGGATTTAATACAAATCCGATTGTTTATGCGGTCATATCACAAATGGCAACAAAAACGATGTCCGTTCCTTTTTGTGTTAAAAGGGTTGAAGATCAACAAGCCAAAAAAAAATTAAAAACTTTTCAGCATTACGATTTTCAAACAAACCCCGCATTGTATTTGCAGAAATTGAAAATGGAAGATCGGGCATACCAAGAAGAGGAAATGGACATGCCGATCGAAAAGCCGAATCCGTATCAAAATTGGAATGAGTTGTTTGCGTTGGCAAAGGTCTTTTTGCGGACAACGGGCAACGTTTATTTTTATCAGGTGTTTCCGGATGACGGGTCAAACAAAGGAGTGCCGAAACAATTGTATGTTTTACCTAGCCATTTAGTGAGCATTGTTTTAAAACCCAATGCCAACATAATGTTGGACGAAAACCCCGTTGGTCATTACATGTTGATTGAGGGGAACACGTCAATTGAATTCCCGGGCGATAGTATTATACATATAAAATTACCAAACCCCAATTTTGGCGAATCCGGGGAACATTTATATGGACAATCCCCGTTGCGATCAGCATTAAAAAACATCCAATCAAGCAACGAAGGGTTGAATCAAAACGTCAAAATGATGAAAAATTCCGGATCTTACGGGTTCATATCCGGGAAAAATGTTACGTTGACGCCGGAACAAGCGGATCAAATAAAGCAACGATTAACAGAAATGGAGGCCGATAGTTCGGTTTTATCAAATTATGCGGGGGTATCGGTTGAGGTTGCATTCACACGATTGAATTTAACAACGGAAGAATTGAGGCCGTTTGATTATTTGGAATTTGATCAAAAAACCATTTGCAACGTGTTGGGTTGGTCGGATAAATTATTGAACAACGATGCGGGTGCGAAATATGACAACGTTAATCAGTTCCGGAAACAAGTTGTTACGGACAACATTATTCCGGATCTTACATTGATTGCGGAAGGGTTGCATTCGTTTTTAAAAAGATATCCCAATTATCAAAGCACGGAATTAGTATTCAAGGCCAACCAATTACCCGAAATGCAACAAGACACGGAAAAATTGTCGCAATGGATGACAAATTTATTGGATCGTGGCGTGATCAGTAGAAACGAAATGCGAACGGCGTTACAATTCCCCGAATTAGAAGATCCGGAAATGGAAATTCACACCGTTGCAATGAACATAATTCCAATACAAACGGCATTGGCAGTCCCGGAAGATATCCCCAACGAAGAGGAAGAAACCGACACGGAGGGTGACGACGAATGAATTTGCGTATTACAAGACAACAAAGAATGCAAGTATTGCAACAAAATGAACAAAAGTATTGGACAAGACAATTTCAAGTTTATGAAAATATTGGTCGTGCAATAATGTTCCGGGCGATCCGCCGTATGTTGGAAAAATTGCCATACGAAAACATGACGATATCAAATTACCCGGGTATCGTGAAAATCAATCTTCAAACAAGTGACATTTTTAATGCATTGCGGGACATTTACATTCGGGTATCCGCATCGCACACCGTTCAATTGCACACGGAAATAAACGAATCAATTACAAGCGTCAAAAGGACAAATATATTCGGAACATTCATCGCAAAATTTGTTGTTGAATATTTAAGGCAGTACGGAGGGCAACGGATTGTCAGCATGAAGGAAACGTTGGCGAAAAAGGTGATCAATGTCATTGCAGATTTGATTGAAAATGAAGATCCCGAATCATTTTATATGATCATCGACAAGATAAAAAAAGAAGTGTTGGGGGATCGGTTTTATCAATATGAGGTTTGGCGTATTGTCAGGACGGAAATAACAACGGCATCAAATGTGACGGCGTTAAAAATGGCAGAAGATGAAAAACGTTTGGTGTTGGATAAAAAATGGGTTTCAATTGATGATCATCGTGTGCGGACAAAAGGTTGGGATCATTTAGAAAAAAACGGTCAATTAGTCCCGGCCGACGATGTTTTTGAATTCATCAACAAAAAAACGGGTGAAGTTAATACACTTTTACATCCGGGCGATCAAAAACATGGCGTTGCGGGAAACATTATTAATTGCCGTTGCCGTGTCACGTTGGTTGCAAGGAAAGACGAAAACGGACAATTGATCCGGAGGGGTACGGAGGCGGAACGGCGATATGTTGAACCGAAAGATCCATACAAGAACCGAACAATGGCAGATTACGAAGACGCAATTCAAAAATTAAATTACGAACGGGCGGGGGTTTATGACAAGGACGGAAATCAAATATTTGAAAAAGGAGGGCAAAAAAACCATGTTAATTTTACGGGTCGGGAAATGGGATACTTGCCGGGCAACACATTAACGCACAATCACCCGGGCAATCATTCAAACGGTCAATATGGGTCGAGTTTTAGTGATGCGGATATCCGGTTGTTTTCGTATAACGGATTGCAAGAAATTCGAGCAATTACGGTTGACGGACGTTTATTTAGTTTAAAACGAAAATTGCCGTTTGAAAGTACAACCGATTTGTTTTATACAGAAAGTAATAAAATGAAGTCATTACAACGTTTAATGAAACGCACCGAAGGTAAAGTCCGAAATCAATTTCAAGAATGGATACAAGAAACGGCCATTGACGACGACGTTGTGAATGAACGAATTGATTTTGCACAGGCCAATCATCATCATTTTGCATGGAAATATATTTTTGAAAACAATGCATCATATCGTAAACATTACAAATATTCCGGTGAAGCCAAAAAATTTGGCAAGGAATTCATTGACCCAACATTAGGGTTGAAATCAATAAAGGCAGAAGAAATTGTAAATGATTTCACGGTCAATCAATTGGATTATGAAGGATTTGAGGCAATTTATAAAAGAATAAGAAATGGAAACAGTTGAAAAAAACAAATACGAATACCGTATTTTGCAATCATTTAAGTATGACAACGAAGAAAAATACGTTCGTGAGGTGTCATATTGGAAACGCGGACGGTGTGTTTGCACATCAAAAAATGCAATGTTGATATTTCAATCCAATCCAACGGAGGCGGACATCATTGCAAAACTTAACACAATTTGAATTGTTTATTTATTAGTTTTGTTTTATGACAGGAATGTTACAATTTAAAAACTTGACCGGATCGGTCAAAGACGTTGACACAAAAAACAACGTGATCACGGGATATTTGTCAGCATTTAACAATGAAGATTTTGACAAAGATGTAATATTGCCCGGATCTTTTAAACGTTCGTTGGATACCCGACGGGATAAAATATTGTTTCTTAATCAACATAAATGGGAACAACCACATGGAGGGTTTGCCGTTTTAAAAGAAGATTCACACGGACTTTATTTTGAAAGCAACCCTTTGATTGACACATCATATTCCCGGGATGCGATCAAATTATATTCGGCCGGGATAATGAAGGAACATTCAATCGGATTTCAAGTTGTGCAAAGTGATTACGACAACGAAAAAGGCATCCGACAGATAAAAGAAATTAAATTGTACGAAGGATCGAACGTCACAATGGGGGCGAATCCAAATACACCTTTTAGGGGATTCAAATCCGTTAATTTAAAAGACATAAACGATCAGGTCAAGGCAATTACAAATGTAATTCGAAACGGCGATTTGACCGACGAAACATTTGTTCAATTGGAAATTGCATTAAAACAATTACAATTGGCGAGTTTTAATTTAGGAAAAGAAAAGGCATTCAAGAAAAAAGACGACCCGACGCATGTTACTCGTTTGGATCTTGACCCGCTAATATCAGTATTTAAAAAACACACAATCATATAATTATGAAGTCAGAAGATTTAGACAAAGCAATCGACGAAATGAAAAGTTCGATCGCGGGTCAAAACCAAAAGGAAATCAACGAAAAAGTTTCGTTGTTGAAAAAGGAAATGGAAGAAAAGATTTCCGAAAGCAAAGACAATGTCCGTGAGGAATTGCAAAAAGAATATTTGGCGGAAATGAAAAATGTCCGCGACGAATATGACAAAGCGTTGGAAGAAAAGCAAAAGCATCTTGACGCAATGGATATCCGCATTAAACAAAATGTGAGCAAAAAAGAAGAAAAAGGCGAACGATTTATTGTTTCAATGGCAGATGCCATAAAAGAAAATTACGACAAAATCAAATTGGTTCGTAAAGGTGCATCGGCATCAATGGAAATCAAGGCCGTTGCCGACATGACGTTGGGCAACAACTTGACGGGTGCATCAATTTTGACGTATCAGCAAGGAATCGCCGGAATACCAAGTCAGGCAGTTAATTTCGCCGATCTTGTTCCGACGGTTGGAAGTGCAACGGGAACATATATCATTTATCGTGAAACTGGTGCTGAAGGGTCAATTTCCAATCAAACGGAAGGGGCATCAAAAACCCAAAAGGACTATGACATCGCTCAAGTGACGTACAACGCCGATTACCGATCAGGGTTTGCCCGATTCAGTAAGCAAATGGCGACGGATCTTCCGTTCTTGACATCATGGTTGCCGGGTGCATTACGAAGGGATTATTTCAAGGTTGAAAATGGTGATTATCACACGTCTTTGGTTGCTAATGCAGTAAAGGCGACAAACACTTTGACGACCGGAATCGAAAGAATTATCAACGACATTGGTTTGTTGGAATCAACGGATTACGTTCCAACCGGAGTATTGTTGAACCCGATTGATTGGGCAAATATTGCCAACACCAAGCCGTCGGATTTCAGTCTTCCGAGGGTTGTTGAATATGTCAACGGAACGTTGGTTGTTCATGGTGTGCCGGTATTCAAGGCGTCATGGGTTACTGCCGGTACTTATTTTATCGCCGAATGGAATATGGCGAAAAAAGTTGTTGTTGACGGATTGGCGGTTGAATTCTTTGAACAAGATGCCGACAACGTCACGAAGAATCTTATCACGGCAAGGGTTGAAAGTCGAAACGTATTAGCATACGATAGATTGGAGGCTTTTATTTACGGAAACTTAACCGGTGCACAACCTGTTTAAAAATTTGGGTTGGTTCATTTCGAAAGATCCCCGGCAATTATATTGTTGGGGATTTTTTTTGGATTAATTTTTGCATTATACAGTACATGAAACATTTATACATTATTTATGTAATATTATCAATTTTGTTGATCGTGTTGCCATTTTCGGGGTTACACGGTTGGGTTGGGGTTTGGATCGGGTGCATATTCGGTTCATTATTCACGGCAAGGTTAATATTAATCAAAAGCGGAAAAAATATTTAACGCATGGTCGGTTTGTTTTTTACTATTTTTGGGTAAAACATATCAAATGGCAAAGATCAAGGTTAAATGCAAATCATTATCGTTTCGGGAACGATCGTTGGATTTCAAAAGAATTCGACCGGGAAACATTATATCCGTTGAAAAGGATCGTGCAAAGATATTATTTGACGGAGGTTGGGTTGATTATGTCAACAAAAATGACATTCCAAAAAAAGAAAAGTCGGCAGAACCCGAACGGGAAACCAAAGAATTGAAAGAAGGTAAAGAAGAAAACAAATAATGGCCTACATTGACGTTTTACCGTTGGCGGATGTGAAAAATTATATCCGTGTTGACATTGTTGAAGACGATGCGGACATCACAATGATGATAAATTCGGCAATGGAATACATTGAAAAGTTCACGGGGCACATTTTGTATCAAAGAAATATGGACTATTTGTTGATTAATGGTTGTGCTCGGGTGTATGATTACCCAATCAACGATTTAGTTTCGCCAACAACAGTTACCGGATATTTAAAACCGGGATACAAGTTTTACCAAAACACCAACACAACGGACGAAACATTGACGTTGGATATGGGTTACGCATTGGCATCGGATGTTCCGGATGCATTATTGCAAGTGGCAAAGGAAATGATCAAAGTTTGGTATTTCGATCAGGACAAACAGATTGAAACATCATTAATTCCAAACAACGTGATGAATGTATTATACACGTATAAAAGGCATTTGATTTGAAAGGTAGAAAATTAGATAGGCGGATTGAAGTTTGGGTTGCGGGTCAAACAACAGACGGTTTCGGCGGACAAGAAACGACAGAAACGTTGCAATTTACAACGTGGGCAAGGATTGAAGAGGTCGGAAATCCAACACGGTATTTGAACATGGGATTCGCCGATCTTGAAAATAGTGTTGAAGTATGGATCAGGCGTCGGCCAAGTTTAGACACAGGGGCGGACAATATATTTTTTAAATATCAAAACGCAAGATACACCGTACAACATGCAACGGACAAAATGTTGACGCGGGGTTTTGTAAAATATTTATGCAAGAAGGAAAGAATTAGCAATGTAATATCGGGTGCGTCCGGAGGCGGATTCCCGTTTGTTTTTAATACATAAAATTATGCCATTAACAGTACCATTAAAAAACCCAGGCGATCAATTCACAAGTTCGGAATTCAACGAAATGTTGAACGCACTTAATGATTTTGTCGACAGTAATTTCAACATAACGTTGTCGCAATTAATTGATTTGTCAGTTAATGGGACACAAACAATATCGGTTCAAGCAAACGAACCGAGTTCACCACAAACAAACGATGTTTGGATTGATATTAGTTAACTTTAAAATGATTAAAAAATGAGTTCATTTACTAACACTTTTGAAAATGACGTGTTGTTATTGTTATTCAACAACACAAACATTGGCGATTTAGGCGATGTTACCGGCGTACAGGGATCAAGTGCACCCGGAAGCCTATATATTGCCTTATTGACGGCAGATCCAACGGATGCGGGAACGCAAACAAACGAAGCGACATTTGGTGCGTATGCCCGTGTTGCGGTTGCAAGATCCGGTGCGGGTTGGACGGTTGCGGGAAATTCAGTATCAAATACATCCGCAATTACATTTGCAGAATGTACGTCAGGTAGTGAAACTATTACGCATTTTGCGATTGCAGATAGTTTGACTACGGGAACGTATTTGGCACATGCCCCGGTTGATACACCAAGAGCAGTTGCAACGGGCGTCACACTTGAATTTGGTGCGTCGGCATTAACTTGCACATTGGATTAATTTCCCGATAACACAAGCGATTTAACAGGCGTATCGGGATCGGTACGTCTTTTTTTATAACAATATGGCTCAATTTCTCAGACCGATATCAGATATTACGAACCCCGCCAACGTAACGGGAACGTACTTAGATATTGACGACACGTCGAGCGACGGCGATGTTACATATATTTGGAATCCTAATAACTCGGATGATGTTTATGAGGCATTGTTAGGTTCGGGCGTTGACCCACAAATCGGAACGGGACATGTTTTAAGAGTTTGGGTTACATCGGTTGATGACGGGGTAAATGTGTCGGGGGGTACTGCCGGCGAGGTTAGTTTTTGGTTATATCAAGGAACGACATTAATTGCGTCTTACGTAAACAATCCCGCTACCACAGGAACATCAACAAATTGGATTCAATATAATTTAGCCTTAACTACATTCGAAGCCGATACAATAACCGATTATTCGGATTTACGGGTACGGATTGAAATGTTTGGTTCGGGGGGCAACCCAAACAACCGACGGGGGGTTGGGGTTACTATGGCCGTATTAGAAATACCTAATCCCCCGCCGTTGGCATTGTCGGGGACGGTAAACGTCGGCACATATTTAGGTACACAAGAATTATTAAACGAAAGCACAGACGCCGGTATCAGATATAATTTTTCCCAAACGACAAATGATTGGGTTGTCGTAAGCGGGTCAAGTACTATTGTAGCATCCAGCACACAGTCTATTTATAATGGTTTTTCTATTAATCATGTTGTTGGTATTACGTCAAGTGGAACATACGGCAAAACATTTTCCGTTATAAATGGCCAAAAATACTATTATCGGTTTTGGAGTTTTGCCACAAATACGGCGGGAAACAGGACGGTAGATTTTACCAATACAGATGTAACGCCAATTTCTAACAACCCTACAAATATTGATACATGGGAATTGTACGAGGGGTCATTTACAACGTCGTCTACATCAATACAAATGCAAATTGCCACAAACGTCGGTATAAAAAACACATTTATTGACGGTATAGAAATATTTATTGCCCCGGATTTAACGGTAGTTGGGGGCGTGACATTACAGTTGACGGGTGCGATATCGGGAACGTCAACGACGTCCGGGGATATTACGTTTAAAAGTGTTACCAAAACATTAACCGGAACGGTGTCCGGATCAACGACAGTTACCGGGGGATTAAAGATTGCAAAACAATTAAACGGAACAATTGCATCAACATCGAATGTGACGGGCAATTTAAACGGAATTGGGACAAACACGTCTTTGATTTCCGCGTCATCGGATGATTATGAGGCGTTGATGAACGACACGGCATATCCCGACGGCACGGGATTGGCGTTAGTATCGAGCGATTTGGAATTAGGGTTTGCCGGTGATCAAGCAACGACGGAACAACAACGAGTTGGACTACGTTTTTTAGGATTAAACATCCCAAAAGGTGCAATTATTACAGGGTCATACATACAATTTACAACGGATGAATTGTCGGGTGCGTCATCGCCTATTTTGCAAGTTTTAGGGCAAAAAGGATCAGATCCGCAAACATTTGTTCAAGTTGACGGGAACATGGGGGATCGGCCAAAAACAACGTCAATTGTATCATGGACAAATATTCCACAATGGAACACATTAAATGAAAGGGGTTTAAATCAAAGAACGCCGGATCTTGCGTCAATATTGCAAGAAATTATTGATGATCCTTTGTACATCACAACCGATTCCATTGTTTTGTTTGTTGAAAGTTTAGGAACGGGAACGGAAAAACGGACGGCCTATTCATATAATGGAAGTACAATATTTGCACCAACAATTTTTGTGACATGGATTATGTCGTCGCCATTATCGGGCACAATTAATTCAACATCAAATGTGACGGGTGACGTGGTGTTTAAAAGTGTCACCAACACGATTTCGGGATCATTTGCGGGTGTTTCCAACATTTCCGGGGACATAGCATTCCCAACCCAAACAAAGGCGTTAAACGGCACGGTTTCAAGTTTGACAAATGTCACGGGCGATATTGCGTTTGCATCAACGGGCAAAAGTTTATCGGCATCAATATCGGATGTCACAGTATTTTCCGGTGATTTAATTTTTGCAACAACAACAAAAACATTGTCCGGTTCAATGGTTTCAACAAGTGTGTTGGCCGGGGATCTTGTAATTGGGTCACAAACGGAGTTATTGACGGGCACAATTAACGCCATTACTAACGTATCCGGGGACGTTGTTTATGTTTCAAGCACAAAAGCATTGTCGGGATCAATCAATTCGACAACGGCAATCACGGGGAATTTATCATTTGTAAGTCAAACAAAATCATTAAATGGCAGTATTTCCGGGGTCACAACCGTTTCCGGGGATCTTACAATTGTATTACAAACAGAATTGTTGACGGGCACGATTGCGGGACAATCAAATTTGTCGGCGGATATTGTGTTCGGTTCGACAATTAAACCATTATCCGCAACCCTAAGTGTGTTATCGAACCAAGCGGGTGATCTTACTTTTGCACAAAACACCAAACCATTATCGGGGTCAATTACGGGTACAACCACAACATCCGGGAATTTAGTTATTGCGGGAACGTTTGAATTTGCATCGGGAACAATTGCAGTTGTAAGCACATTATCCGGAAATGTCGGTTTTGCAGTTCAAACAAAGGCATTGACCGGAAACGTTGCGGGTGTGTCTTCCGTGTCCGGGGCATTGGATATTGCCGGAAGTACGGCGAGTTTATCGGGTACAATAAACGCCGTTTCGTCAATAACGGGCGATGTAAACTTTAAAAGCGTTACAAAAACAATTTCCGGCAGTATATCAGGAACAACGTCATTGTCCGGGGATGTCGGGTTCAAGTCGACAATAAAAACATTGTCCGGAAGTGGGGTCAATTATACGTCATCAACGGGCGGTTTGGTTTCTTATTCAAGTACAAACAAACCATTGAACGGCACGATTGCCGTTATTAGCACATTATCCGGGAACATCGGATTTGCGACAAGCACCAAACAATTGTCGGGGGTTACTAACGGCGTTACTAACGTTTCCGGAAATATTACGTTTGTTTCGGGGAATGTTGCATTGACGGGATCAATATCATCAAGTTCATCATTGACGGGTGACGTTGCATTTGTTAGTAACACAAAACAAATCACGGGATCAATAAATGCATCAAACACCGTTTCCGGTGATCTTGCGTTTGGATCGACAATAAAATCATTGGTTGGAAGTGTTATTGCACAAAGCACGTTCGACGGTGCGTTGGATATATCAACGGCGTCCGGATTGACAGGGTCAATATCTTGCGTGACAACCGTGTCCGGGGATGTTAATTATGTAAGCGTAACAAAACAGTTGGCCGGATCAGTCGATGCGGTGATCAGCATGTCGGGGTCGTTGGATCTTCCGGCATCCATAAGCGGAACAATTGGTGTTGTTAGCACAACGCAAGGTGACATTGTATATGCCGGATCAACAAAATTATTGACCGGAAACGTCAATGCAGTATTTGACGCAAACGGTGATGTTGTGATACTTACATCGACAATTCCGTTAAATGGAACAATATCGAATTCATTATCTTTGATTGGATCTTTGGATCAGTTTCCGGAAGTTGGTTACGTCAAAATATGGAATGGGTCACAATGGGTTGTTGCCCCGGTCAAAGTTTATGACGGTGCGAATTGGGTTGTACATCCTTTAAAAACATATAACGGCACAAATTGGATTTAAAATGGAAAAAATAACATTGGATACTTTTAAAATAATTATGATTGGCGTTGTGTTGGTCGTTGCAATAGGGATTGGAACATTCATTTATTGGGATTACGAACGGGACAAAGAAATGACGGCAAAAGCAATCAAATCAAATCGTCACAACATCAATGTCATTTCACGAATGAATACGTTAATACTTGAAATGGAAGACGGGGCATTGAAAGACAGTTTAAAAGTGACCGGGAATTGGTATTATGTTTTGTATTCCCGCCGTGAACATGACAGTTTGCGTTTACTTGACACACTTACAAACGATAGTATTTACGGAAAATATTTTGTCGATAACAATTATCGAATTATCGCCGACACAATACAATATCAAAACATGTTATTCCCTTGCGATACGATACGGGATACGATCGTGCAACGGGATACAATCGAGGTGAACCCATATCCCGGGGTTCAAAAAATAAATGATAGCACGTACACAATAATTTGTACCGTGTGTTAAAACAAGTATCATGGAAAAAATAAAAGGATTTAAAACATTGATTTTTGCAATTATTGTTGCAGTTTTAGGAGTATTGGAAACGTTTGATTGGATTTCTATCTTTGACGGGGAATCCGGCGGAATATGGGTATCGGTTATCGGGATAGTGATTGCATTTTTACGGAAGATAACAACAACACCAATGTTAAAAAATGCCTAAAAATAATGGACGGAGGGGCGAAAATAAAGGAAATAAACAAGGTTTTAAAGGGCATCAATAATGCATCAAAGGATGTTCAAGATGTTGTTGCGGACAACATGAAAAACACGGCGTTATTTATGGAAGATCGGGCGGTTTCGTATGCCCCGGCGGTCGAAGGTATTTTGCGGAATAGTATATTTTCAAGACAAGGAAAAGATAAATACACGTATGAAATCGGGGCGGATCTGAAAATTGCACCATACGCACCGTATGTTGAATTCGGCACGGGTGACAAAGTTGATGTCCCGGATGAATTGTCCGATATTGCAAGTCAATTCAAGGCCGGAAAAAGAAAAACCGGAACATTTGAAGAGGGATTGGCATCAATTAAAAAGTGGTGTAAGTCAAAAGGAATACCGGAAGAAAAGGCGTTTATAATTTTCATGAAAATATTGAAAGTTGGTATTTCCCCGCAACCGTTTCTTTATCCCGCATTGGTTGAAGGTCGTGAAGAATTGAAAAAAACATTGTTAGCAGATTATAAAAACATCGTAAAAAAATGAACCCCAACGTTGGATGAAACGAAGGGGTTCATACATCAATAGTACTAACTTTTTTTATCGGGCGTGATCAACCCGCAGTACAAATATATAACAAATGGACAAAACATATCCGGACAAGTGGGTTCGCAAAGCAATATATGACGCCGTTGACGGGATTTCCGTTGGGGGTGAAACGGTGAATGTTTATGATCGGCGAACCGGAATGAACAACCCAAAATCGGGCGTGATATTACAAGAACAAAGAAACGAAGTTGTAAAGGACACAAAATGTGATTACCGTTGGCGACATACCATTTTAATTGAAGTATTTGACCGAATACCGGACGTTGGAAATTCGGGATCACGGGTAAATGCCGACGACATTATGGAGGCAGTAAAAGACGGAATTATCAATTTAACGTTGGATGTTGGTAGTGGATTGACAATTATCAACGAAAATTTGACATTTCCGGGTGATTTAAGCAATGCGGACGGCACGGAAATATTGAACCGTAAATTTTTAAGAGTTTTATATCTTATTAATTGATAACTTTACGAAAATAGTTTAACAAAAATCTTTTTAAAATGGCAAATACAATTAAAGGGGAAGTTGGAATCCTTAGTTTGTGGGATGCAACGATCACAACCCCGGCGTATCTTCCGATTGCATGTGCAACGTCGCACACATTGGACACAAGCACGTCAATCATTGAAAGCAATACCAAATGTGACCCGGGCGTTACAATCAAACAGGCGGGGGTATTTTCGTACACAATTTCGTTGGACGGTCAATATCTTGACACAACGTCGGCGGGTGCACCGGATTTGGACACGTTAGGATCGCACGATTATTTGTTGGCATTACAACAAACGGGTGCGGTTGTCGAATTTGAATTGGACACCGGATTGGCAGACACAACGTATTATGGCGATGCAATTATTTCCGACCTTAGTTTGACGCAAGGATCAGGCGATGAAATTTCGACCTTTTCATTAACGTTGAATGGTAGCGGGGCAATTGTAACGACAGATCCGAACCCATAATTCTTTGATGTATGAACCCGAACCATTTTACATACAAAATCAAAGGAAAACCAATCGGATTTAAATTCGGATTGGGGTTTTTAAGTCGTTTACTCGAAGGATCAGGCATTCACGCAAGTAAAATTGGGGATGCCATTGAAGAAAATCCATTTAAAGTGTTACCCGTTATGATGTACGAAGCACACAAATACAATGAAGAACGGGCAAAGCGGGAATTCAATTTAACCGTTGACGACATTATTGATTGGATTGACGAAGACGGCGGATTTAACGGCGGATTGTTGCCGTCATTTGTTGAGGCATGGAAAAACAGTATGGGCAAAGACGTACCCGACGCAAGGCCGGAAGACATCGAAACGGCAAAAAAAAAGGAAATGAAGATGACGAAGATCACATCCAATTAGATTGGAAAAGTGATGTAATTGCATTTGCACTATTTGAATTAAGATGCCCGGATTTGGATTACGTGTACGATATGAGTTATGCGGAATTTCAGATCCGGGCATTTGCGTACAATCGTTTAATGTTGCGTGAATTAAAGTTGTATCGGAAACAGTTGTACACACAAATAATTGCCCCGCATCAAGACGTGAAAAAGATCCCAAAAAGTGAACAACAATTTATGCCGTTGTTTGGGGAATCACAAGTAAAACAGAAAATTCCGGACGAAGTGAAAAAACGGTACATGGAAAAGTTAGAAACTTATAAAAGACTGCAACGTGAAGGAAGAATTAGTAATTGAAATAAAAGCAATTGTAAATGATTTCAACAAGAAAATGGACGGGGTCATTGACAAGGTTGAAGATTTAGACACGGGCGTCAAGGATCTTGACAAACAAACCAAAAAGGCCGGGAAAGCATTTGACGTTTTTAAAAAGTCATCCCCGGTGATGCAAAAATTGAATTCATTGACCGGCGGGTTGGCGTCAAGTATGGTTGAAGTTGTTTCCGGTTTAGGCAAGGCAACGGCGGGTGCAAAGGCGTTCCGGGCGGTGTTGATTTCGACGGGCATTGGTGCGTTAGTTGTTGCAATTGGGGCGATCGTGGCATATTGGGATGACATTGTGAAATATGTCACCGGTTATGACAATGCATTACAAGATTCTATTGATTCCACAAAAAAAGCCGGGGACGAGGCACAACGTATTGCGGATAACTACAAAGACAGTACAAACACTTTAAAATTACAAGGCAAAACCCAACAAGAAATCAACAAAGGGTTGATTTTTAGATTGGGCAACACCCGTATTTTAAGGGCGGACGAATTGAAATTGTTAAAAACCCAATTGGAGGGCGTCAAGGATTATCGCAAAGCATGGGAAGGATATGTTGATTCAACGCAAAAAATATTTATTGGACTTTTTGGAAGAATTGCAAAAGGGTTTGATACAATATTCGGCTCAAATCTTGAAAAGAAACTAAAAGATCTTGCGAAAACATCAAAGGAATGGGTATTGGATTTTGTGGCCGACACCACAGAAATTGACACGGCAATCAAAGGGTTGGATTCGGAATTGATCAAATTACAAAATGAAATTGACGGATTGCGATTGAAAAACATCAAATTGGATGCGGACGAAAAAAAGGAGGCCGAAAAAATTGCCGATCAATTACAAAAAGAATTAGACAAACAAAAGGCGTTATTAGTCAAAATCGAATTTGAAAGTTTTGAGGGGGAAGAAATATTTGATGTTAGTGCCATAAACGACATCGCGGTTGCATCGGGGTATGCGTCCGATATGATAAATCAAAAAAAATCATTTGACGTTGAAGGGATCGAAGACGGGTTTATTAAAATTAAAAATTTAGAAAAAGCAATAAAACAATTCAACAAGGAATTTAAAGATGTTTTAAATCCGAAACAGTTGGCATCCGCATCACGATTGAGCATTGAACAGTTAGAGGCATTCGGAAACTCTATTCGTAAACAACAAAAAAGATTTGACGAATTTAAACAATCGTTCGGGGATATCATTGACCCGGAAATATTGGCGGGATTAACCAACGCAAGTATTGAACAATTGGATTTGTTTGCACAAAAATTAAACACAACATTGTTGATTGCGGACGAAGTTGCGTCAGGCGTGGCAAACTTAGTTGGCGAGGCATTTAGTTTTATTGCCGATACGTTTGAAACGGGCAACAAATTTTTTGATGCAATATTGAATACAATTATTGGGATCTTTTCACAAATTGCGTCAGCATTGTTAACCAATTTAATTGTTGAAAAAATAATTGGAACAGGAAAAAAGGCGGTGGCATTTGGCGTTGCACAAGCAAACGCAATTACAACGGCAACCCAAACGGCGGTTGCATTAGGGCCGGTTGGATTGGGGGCGTTGCCCGGATTAATTGCGACGGCAACGGGTATTGTTGCGGGTGCGTTTGGTGCAATTTCAGCATTTTCAACCGGAGGTTTTTCCGGTGATAAAAATATTATTCGGGTTAACGGAAATGAATTAATTTTAAATCCAAACCAACAATCAACGTTGTTCAATATGTTACGCGGAACAATTCCGTCATCAATGTCGGGGACGACCCGGGACACAAGTCAATCGGGTTCGGAACGTGGCGAATGGAGGGTAAAAGGATCGGATTTGGTTTTGGTATTAGACAGAGCACAACGTAAATCAAATAGATTCGGATAATGGCATTAGCAAACAAATATAAAACAACGTATTGTGACGTGTACGGTCGAACGTGTGAGGTTTTTATCTTACAAGAAGGGTTCGTTGGTTCGGTCACGGAATTGGAGGCACAACCAACGCCGTTTACAATTACGTATGATTCGGGCGGTGATTTTAAGTTTGAACCGATACGATCATCAAAGGCGAGTTTGAATTTGATTTTGGGGAACGGTGTTGAATTGTCAGAGTTTTGGACACAAAACGAAAAAGAATATCAAATTGCACACTATATTGATTCAACATTGGATTGGATCGGTTGGGTGATTCCCAATGGATTTTCATATCAATTAACCGGAGGTGTTTATGAGGCCGAAATTGAGGCAACCGACGGATTGGAAACGTTGGACGCAAATCCGTTTTTAAATGACGGAACGGGGAATCCTTACGGTGTTGATAACATAAGTCCGTACCATACAAACGAACATTTTGAATTTATATTGATATTAACCGAATGTTTAAAAAAAATCGGTTTAGGATTGGATATATGGGTTTGTGTTGATTTGTACGAACAAACAATGACAACAAACGTCGATTCACGGTTGGGTTGCCCGTTGTCACAAGCAACGGTGAATGTTCGAACATACATTGGCGATTCCGACGAAGACGACATACCATATTGGCGAAACAAAGACGAAGTTTTTAACACACTTGAGGTTTTAGAAAATTTGGCCTATATGTTCGGGGCAAAGGTATATCAATCACAAGGTGTTTGGAGGTTTCAACGCATCAATGCCAATGTTGATTATGGAACGGGGGCAACCCAAAGATATTGGTATAAATTCAATGAAAGTGCGGTTTATATTCCGTCACGCGTTGCGATCAATGATTTAGATGTGATCCCGTGTTTGGACATCCCAACGAAAACGGCAATGATTGAAGATGATCATTATTTGACAATGGACGAAGTGTACAAAAGATTCCGTGTCAATTACAAATACACATACGCACGTTTAGGGGATTCATCGGTGAATTTAATTGAAAACGGCGGTTTCACAGAAGATTGGGACAACGTCACGCCGGAATCCGCACCGTATAAATGGGAACGTTGGCGAATATGGAATAAATGGCGTCCGAAAATCGAACAAGTTTCGATACCGTCCGGCGAACAAGGATCAGTTGATTTTAACACGGATGCCATACAATTTGGATCACAACCCGTTGGATTTGATTTTTCAAACACCGATCCATACGCATCAATTTGGGCGGGATTAAGATATGGACGTCCGCACCCATTAAATCAAGGGGACGAATTGTATTTAAGATTTTTCGCAAAATTCAAACCAAGAATAGGATATTCGGGGGTTGCGTTTATGGTCAATTTTAGATTTATCACAACGGACGGAACAATTTATTTGGGATCGAACGATGTCGGGTATGAATTAGAAAAAAGGGACACCGTTGTTTGGTACGAAAGCGATGCGGATGATTTTCTTTTTATGCCGGGATCAATACAACGATGTGAAATTACTGCATACAATCAATTTTTAAATGGCACAAGAAATCCCGACAATTATCAATGGATTCCATTTGCGTTTAAATTGGGTGCATTGCCCGGGAATGGGACTTTGTACACAACGTTTCATGGTTTAGCGAGTACAAAAAACACGGATACGGATAATTTCCCGGCGTTTAAAACCATGTTTTCCCGTGACGGGGCATTGGAACGCACCCCGTTTTGGAGGGTTGCCCGGAATTGGGATGCAAATTTGATACGTCCGCAATTGACCGGCGTTTCTTTGCAGATCGTTCCGAATTTGGCAGATCGTGAAAAGTTGTCGTATTATGTTTATGATAATGCGGATCAATCATACAGTTTGCAGAAAAAACCAATTGAGGTTTTGCACGGGGATACAAAGCAAAAATTCACAATTTCCGGAATTACCGTTCCAACACAAACAAATCCCGATATTCCGAATTTATGGGATGTAATTGATGACGGTTTTGGAAAATCAAGTTTGGGATTATTACAAGCAAAAAGCATTATGCAATTGTATTCAAAACCAAATAAGATTTTGGAAGGGGTTATTCAAGTGCAAGACGCACAAATTGACACGGCATTTCAATTTGATGCCATAGGAACGGAAAGGTTTATACTACAACGCGGACAATTTGATCGCAAACGTGGATACATTACCAATGCCGTTTTTATTGAAGTGTCAAACGAATTGATTGTTGAAGATGACGGATCGGAAAATGGTTTAAATAATAATCCGATTTGGGTCGCAGTTTTGACAAATACAACGCGGGGACAAAGATGCGTTCAATCAGGTGGCACAAACACGGGCGAGGTTGAAGAATATCAACAAGACATCAACCCAAATTCCCCAACATATTTGGACACCCGTTGGAATGCAACCGGGATCACCGACACGGCATTGTGTCCGATTGGATCAAATGAATTGTTTTATTGGGGTCAAAACACCCTTACAACAATTCCCGAATCAAAATTAAATGCAACAACATGGACGGAAGATCCGGACACCCCGGGGGTGTATTGGATATTCGGATACAATCGAGGTCTTGACGAAGATCAAATTCCTACAATTGTTTGGGCATTGAATTATGTGTTTTTGGTTCATTTACCGACGTTGGGAACAGTTGATTTGGTCACAACATCCCCACAACCGGATATCACAGAAGATTGGGGATATCTTTCAGACATGACCGTCGGGGGGGTAACATATAAAGTTTACCGGATGAATTATCAAACCACAAAATTTAAATTAGAAATCGGATTCAAATTCATATAAAATGGCACAAACAATTATTTCACAATTTCGCAGATCATACAACTTGCCTATTGAATTATATCGCGTCGTTGCCAACGCAAGTAGTCGGGATTCAATAAATTCAACCGTCAGATATGAAGGAATGATTGTTTATTCGGAGGCAGACGGGCAAACATACATTTTGCGGGGCGGAATTACAAATGGGGATTGGGAAGTGTACGGGCATGTGAACGGGATCAACGGAACATTCACAACGGCAGACGCAAAAACCGTTACGGTTGAAAATGGATTAATAACAAGCATCGTTTAAAATGGCACAAGACATCATTTCCCAATTTAGAAGGGCATATCCAAATCCGATTGAAACAACACGAAAGGTTGCAACCATTGTGGCACGGGATTCAATACCAAGTGGTGTGCGTTGGCAAGGAATGTTGGTTTTTGTGGTTGAAGATCTTACGACGTATGAATTAAACACCGGGGTCACAAACACCGATTGGATTGCATTAAAAAGTCAAGTTGACATTGTGGTTGAAGATAATTTGACGTCAACATCAACGGTGAATGCATTGTCATCAAATCAGGGTCGAATATTAGATGAAACAAAGATCCCGGACGCACCGGCCGACACGTTTGAATATGTGCGAAAAGACAACGCATGGGTATTGAATACCGGCGGATCGGGACTAAGTTCGGACGACATTGACACATTGGCGGAATTGAATTCAATCGTGACGGATGCAACGTTAATTGATACAACGGATTTCCGATTGAGTAACGCAAGAACGCCAACGGCACACACACATGTTAATACAGATATTACGGATCTTGCATCATTTACCGGATTTGATGCCCGGTATTACACCGAAACAGAAATTGACAGTCAGGCATCGGCGTATGAATTGATCGCAAATAAAGGATCGGCGAACGGGTACGTCCCGTTGAACGGGTCAAGTTTGATTGATTCGGTATATCTTCCGAGTTATGTTGACGATGTGTTGGAATTTGCAAATTTAGGTGCATTCCCGGGTACGGGTGAAACGGGCAAAATTTACATCGCATTAGACACAAACACACTTTATCGTTGGTCGGGATCTGTTTATGTTGAAGTTTCCGGAACATCGGCGACATCATGGGGATCAATTACCGGAACATTATCAAATCAAACGGATCTTCAAAGTGCGTTGGACGGCAAATCCAACACAGGGCACACACATTTGATTGCGGACATTACGGATTTTACGGACAATTCAACGAATTGGAATGACGCGTTTAGTTGGGGAAATCATGCAAGTGCGGGATATCTAACATCATTTACAGAAACAAACGATTTAACGTCGGCGGTTACATGGGCAAATGTCCCTATTGCCAATATTCCTACGGGAACGACAGGCGTAACGGTCGCATTGGGAAATCATTTACACACCGGGGTTTATGAACCGGTTGACGCAACGATAGTAAGAACCGGGGATGCATCCTACAATGCCACAGAATGGGATATTGCCTATAACGACAAAATTAATTCGGCATCCTTTTCAACGGGAACGGGGGTGTTAACATTGACGCAACAAGACGCCGGAACGGTCACGGTTAATCTTGACGGGCGATATTTGACAACCGAAACAGATAGTCAAACCCTAACGTGGACGGACGGAACAAACAATTTGGCAATTTCCGGGGGTAATAGCGTTACGATCACAGGGTTTGCAGATAGCACACATACGCATTTAATCGCAGACGTTACAGATTTCACGGATAATTCAACGAATTGGAATACGGCATACAATGACAAGATAAATTCAGCATCGTTCAATGTAAGTAATGGCGTTTTGACATTGACCCAACAAGATGCAACGACAATTACGGTAGATTTGGACGGGCGATATGTTGAAAATATTGCTTATGGCACAAGCGGACAAGTACCGTATTCAAGCGGAAGCAATTTTTCCTATTCTACCGGTTTAAATTGGAACAATGCCACAAGCACTTTGGAATTACAAGGAATATTGGTAAACGACATTACCCCAACGTTTCCCAATATGCTAGTGGACGGCGACACCGGGGACAATTTAGTGGCGATTGACCCAACATCGGGCATATTAAAAGAAATCGCCATTGGGTCATTGGGTCTTGCGGATTCATCGCATACCCATGTAACGGCAGACATTACCAATT